GTCTCGGGTAGCCTCGTTGTCCCAACGGCTACTGCACCTGCGCAGACGGCTGAAGGTTCTATTGTTTGGGACAGCAACGACGACTTGCTGACGGTTGGCACGGGCGCTGGTCGTAAGACCATGGTCGATACCGACACCGCGCAGACGCTGACGAACAAGACGCTAACCAGCCCCGTTGTTTCTGGCGGCACGATCAATAACGCGCCTATAGGCGGCACTACACCGGCAGCGGGCGCGTTTACCGGCATCACGGTCAACGGCGTTACCAACGCTCACGTCCCGTCTGGCGTGATCGTGATGTGGTCTGGTGCGATTGCTAATATTCCGACAGGCTGGCTTCTTTGCAATGGCGCGAATAGCACGCCAGACTTGCGAGATCGCTTCATTATTGGCGCACGCCAAGATGATGCGGGCGTCGCGAAGACCAATGTGACCGGCTCATTGACGCAAACCGGTGGCTCGAAGGACGCGATTGTTGTCTCGCATACGCATACCGCTACCGTTACAGATCCGGGTCACAACCACACGTACTCAGCACTTGCGGGCACGAGCACTCACCCGACTGGTTCTGGGAGCACTGAGGCGCGCGGACAGGTGTTGAGCTATGACACAGGTTCCAAAACGACCGGAATTTCTGTCGCTAACTCTACAGAAGGTTCGTCTGGAACGAACGCTAACCTCGTCCCGTATTACGCTCTTGCGTACATAATGAAGGCGTAGGACATGCTCAAGCAAGGCTCCGTTCCGGTTGATACGATCTTCGTCCATTGCTCGGCAACTCGACATGACTGGATGGAGGCGTACCCCTTAAGCGCGAAGGTCTCCGAGATCGCGCGATGGCATAAGCAGCGCGGATGGGGTTCCATCGGGTATCACTACGTCATCGACCGTAACGGTGAGGTCGCAATTGGTCGCCCGGAGGCTGTCGAGGGCGCGCACGTTCGCGGGCATAACAAGGGCTCTATCGGCATCTGCCTTATTGGAGGCCATGGGTCTTCGGAGAACGATGCCTTTGAGAAGAACTTCACGTCCAAGCAAGCTAAGGCGCTGCGGGAATTGATCGCTGACATCAGCCATCGCGCAGAGGGCGTGAGCATTCGCGGCCACAACGAGGTCGCGGCTAAGGCTTGCCCCGGCTTCAACGTGAAGCGGTGGCTGGACGCAAAGCCTCCGAAGAAGAAGCTCTCCGAGAGCACGACGATGCAGGCCAGCGCAGCGCAGGTTGCCGCTGGAGCAGGTGCGGGCATCACAGCTGTGAGCGCGCTGGAGGGCCATGCGCAGCTTATCGTGATTGCCTTCTCCATCGTCGCTGTCTGTGCTGCGGCTTGGGTGATGCGAGAGCGCATCAAGAAGTTGGCGAAGGAGCAGGCGGAATGATCTGGCTTCGGTTCATCTTCTCGCCTATCGGGCGCGTGATTGCTGCTGTAGCGGCAGCTTTCTCTTTCTTGTTCATGGCCTACGTCAAAGGGCGCAGGGAAGGCGTCGAGAAACTGAGACAGGAGCAGCGGGATGAAGAGACGCGCCGCCTCAAGGCTGCCATTGAAGCTGACGCTCGCGGTCGTGAGCGGATTGCTCGTGGCGAGTTGCTCCAGAACGACGGGTACCGGCGCGACTGAGTGCCTTGTGTGGCAACCGATCTCTTGGTCCACAAAAGATACGCCACAGACCATCGAAGGTGTTAAACTGAACAACGCCAGACGCGACGCTTACTGCACGGGACGATAAGATGGATCAGGCGGATTTGCATCAGGATTTGGGATCAATGAAAGCCCAACTCGAAGCCCTGAACCGCGAGATGCGGGATGTGAAAAGCGATGTTCGCCAGATCCGCGATGACTTCTCGCAGGTGAAGGGCGGATGGCGTACCCTGATCGGCCTTGCTGCTTTGCTCGGTGGCGGCATCTCTTGGCTTGCGACACACCTCTTCGGGAAATAGTAAATGCCCCTCATCCCGCTGAATGTACCCCCCGGAGTTGTTAGGGCTATCACGCCCTTGCAATCCAAGGGACGCTGGTACGACGCTAACCTCATTCGTTGGCGTTCTGGTGCTTTGCTGCCGGTAGGCGGGTGGGAGCGCATCACCGTTACACCGTTCAGCGCGGCTGTTCGCGGCATCTTCACTTGGACGACGCCTCAAAATATCCCGTATGCCGCAATCGGGCTCAGCAATAAGCTGTACTCTCTAGAGGGTGCGACATACACGGATATTACGCCATCAGGGTTTACCGGAGAAAGCGAAGGCCTCTACGGAGCTTACGGCGCTGCCGATTACGGCGAGTATTACTACGGCCTCGATGATCCGACGTATACGATCTCAACGGCTGTTCGCTCGTCCAACGTCGTTACGATCACGACATCGGCCACGCACCAGTTTCAGACTGGCGGATCGGTCCTGATTGCTGGCGTCACCAATTCCAGCTTCAACGGCACGTTCACGATCACGCGCACTGGGAACACGACGTTTACCTATGCGCAGACGGCTGCGAACGCGTCATCTTCTGGCGGAACAGCAACGCTGCCGGTTGCAGATCGTCGCCCGGCTGCTGGCGCGTTCATCCCCTCGTTCTCGTGGACGTTCGACAACTGGGGCGGCGACTTGCTTTGCGTGGCCTCCAGCGATGGCCGCCTCCTTCACTTTGACGCGAACGAAGCTGTCGCCAATGAGGCGGGCATTGAGGGCATTGTCTCCGGCTCCCGCGTCTCGAACGTCATTACGTTTACGACAGACGCAAACCATGGCTATACAACTGGCGACACAGTTGTAATTACAGGAAACACAGAGTCGACGTTTAACGATACGTTCACTGTTGCATCTGTCCCGTCTCTTCGCACGTTCACCGTTAGCGACAGCGGAACAAACCAGACCGGAACGGGCGGGGTTGCCGCGATTACGCCTGCTTGCCCGCAGAATAACCGCGCTATGATCGTTACGCCGGAGAGGCACGCTGTGCTCATCGGTGCAGGCGGCAATAACCGGCGCGTGGCTTGGTCTTCTCGCGAGGATTACGCGGACTGGAACTTCGCGAGCACGACGAACACTGCGGGCTTCTTGGACCTCGACACGTCCAGCCGTCTCGTAATGTGCGCTCCCGTTCGCGAAGGGACGCTGATCTGGACGCAGGACGAAGCGTGGCTGATGCGTTACATCGGGCTGCCCTATGTCTACGGCATCGACCGGATCGGCTTCGGCTGCGGCTTGATCGCCCCCAGAGCTTTTTCGACCTACGCCGGTCGCTGCGTTTGGATGGGAACCGAGAGCTTCTGGATGTACGACGGCGGCGTCGTGAAGCCTCTGGCGTGCGATGTCGGCGCTTACGTGTTCGACGGCATCGATCCTGGCTACGGGCCGAAGTACACCCACGGCTCCGAAAACAACATCTTCCCTGAGGTGTGGTTCTGGTACCCGTCCAAGGGCTCATCCACGCCGGATAAGTACGTCATCTACAACTACGCGGAAGGTTGGTGGTCTATCGGATCGATGGATCGTACGGCGGCTTACGGCGCTGGCGTCTTCCAGTACCCAATCGCGGCGGATAGCGCGAACGATCTTTACTACCAGGAAAGCGGCTGGACCGCTGCGGGTGTCGAGATCGGGACTGATCGCTACGTCACGACTGGCGCTGTCAACATCTCTGACGGGAACTCGCTTGTCCATGTTCGGCAAGCGATCACGGACAGCGGTTACGGCTACAACAGCACGCAGTTGCAGATGATAACGTCATTTACGCCGGAAGGCGCGCAGACGACGCATGGACCGTATCAGCCGAGGGTTGACGGTTATACGGACATGCGCGCGACAGGTCGTGAGTTCCGGCTGAAGGTGGAGTCCACGCAAGATGCAGAGTGGAGCATCGGGCAGATCCGACTGAACATCACAACTGGAGGCCAGAGATGAGAATTGGTATCCCGCCGCCTCCTGCGAATTACGATCCTGGCTACCTGAACAGATCCTTTGCATCAATTGAGCAGTTCGCCGGGTTGACCGTTACCCGGCTTGAAGCCGTCGATGGGGTGCTTTTGCAGTCCCCGGATGGTTCGGTCTATAAGGTTACGGTAGACAACGCGGGCAACTTAGTAACGACATCGGTGCCACTTGGACAGAACGGCGCGCCTACTTTCTAAGATGCAGAAAGCCCTCGATCTCGCGGGCGGAACGCATACCGTCGCGGATGTGATTGAGGCTCTTGATGCCGGAAAGATGCAGGCGTTCTGGTCCGTCAATGCGATGGTCGTGACGCAGATTGTGGATC